AAATCAAAAGCGAAAAGATGACACAAGAGGTTATCTATATGTCAAAAGAGGATTTTGTTGCGCTTGTATCAGAAATCGGAAAGACAATCGATGCTAAACTTTCAACTTTGAAAGCGGAACTTTCTAAACAAGATGACGAGCCGGTAGCGCTTACAAAAGCAAAAGGCAAAGCTGCTAAAACTTGGGAAGAGATGACACCGCTTGAAAGGTTTAGAGCAAGTAAATAACCTATGGCAAAGTACGAATTAAAAGAGGGCGTTGTACTTCGACCATTTGGAACGGGTACAATAACAAACGACAACCTTACTGATGACATAGCCGAATGGCTACTTGAAAGCGGTAAGCTAAAAAAAGAACAATTAAAAGAAAAACAACCAAAAAACAAATAACAAATGGCAATCACTTATTCACCGCTACACATTAGAGGAGTAGCCGCAGAGCCGGTTATCGAAGAAATTCTTTTTGAGAATTTGACCGTGCAAAACAATTTAGTTTCTTTTGAAACTGATATCAAAGCTGAAACAATTTTTACAGAAGCAACGGCTGCTGCAACTATGCAGGCCTACACTTCAGGTGTTCCAACTTCAAATGGCGATTTAGGCGCATTTGACACCGTTGTAACTCCAGTAAAAGTTCAGTACTACCAAGAGTTTGACCCTAACGCTTTGCGTTTTTCTCGTTTCAAAAGAGATATGAGACCGGGTGCTTATGAGGTAATTTCTGAAGAGTTTAACCGTGTTGTAATCGGTGGCCTTTACGCCAAAGAAATATCAGGCGATATGGAAAGCAAGTTTTGGAACAACGCACTTGCTGCAACCAAAACTGCCGTTGCTGCTTTAACTGCTGGTACTGGACAATCTTCAGTTGGTGCGGCTGAAAAAACTTTAGTAGCTGCAACAACTGCTGGCCTTTTCGATGGTATTGTAACTCGTATGATTTACAACTCTTCTAACGCTGCGGGTACTGCTGGCGTTGGTGGTCGTGTAAAGGTGGCAGGCACAACAATCGACAGTTCCAACATCAAATCAGAGTATGATAAAATTTACGCTGCAATCCCTGCGGCAGTATTAAGCGGTAATACTACACCGCCTTATATCTATGCACCACGTTCACACAAGCAGTTGATTAACATTTACAACAACAACCCTGCTAACTACAAGGATGCATTTAGTGTGAGCGAAGACAAAACTCAATACTTCTTCAACGGTGTTGAAATCGTATTCGTTCCGCTGCCTGAAAACGTTGTTATTGCTGCTAAAAAAGAGCATCTTTTCTGGTGTACAGATTTGCAAGCTGATATGCAGCGCATTGATATGGATAAAATCGCTGCTAACCGCGACGATATGTTCCTTAAAACCAACGCTACTATTACAACTCACGTTGCAAACCAAGCGTTTAACGTTCTTTATGTAGGATAATTTTAACACAAAGGGCGGTTAATAGCCGCCCTTTTTAAAACAAAAAGATATATGGCTTGTGATATTACAAAAGGGCGCGGTTTGGCTTGTAAAGACCAACGCACCGGAATTAAATTTATTGACTTCGCGCCATTCGTATCAACAAACACTTTCACGCTTTCAGACCAAGAGGTTGATGAAATCCCTGCGGGTATTACAGAGGTGTTTAGATACGAAGTTAAAGGGGCGGGCAATACTTTAGTTGATACGGGAACGGTTAACCTTGACACCCGTACAACTAACTTCAAAGCGGTTATTAATGCTAACTTACAACGTGCTAACAACGACACAGAAGTTGAATTGAAAGCGTTGTTATTTGGCCGCGTTGTAGCTTTCGTTCACGATTACAACGGCAATGTTAAAGTTGTAGGTCACGAAACTGGACTTGACGGAACAATGGCAGAGTATAGCAGCGAAACGAGTGGTTATAAAATTACACTTGAAGCAGAGCAATCAACTTTTTGCCCATTCCTAACGGCTGGCGCAATTTCAGATTTGACTTCTTTGGTATCTGATGACAATATTGACCAATCTTAAAATAACCTTTCTTGACTGATTAGGTTTTTGAACTACCGTATTAAATGCGGTAGTTTTTTTTTAAGTACGTTTTTGAGTACTTTCGTTATATAGATATGAAGATATTAAACCCTGATGACAATCCTACGCATTTGATTTCTGTAATACCCGAAAATTACCCTGAATCAAAAGCTATTTTAACAATATTGCACGAATTAAGTGGGGTGGCAGTTACAGAAACTTTAAATATAACACAAGTAAACGGTTATATTGAAATGACAACGGAAGAGGTTACCGTTAAAGAGGGCGCATCTTACGAGTTGACAATATTGAACTTTGATACAGAAAAAGTAATTTGGCGCGGTAAGGCATACGCTACGGCTGCGGCTGATTTGCAAAATTATAAACTCACACAATGATAGAGGTATTACAATTATCTAAATACATAAGGCCTGAAGTAAAGGAACTTGCAAGCAAAGATTATGTATTGAACGGGGATAAAAATTCATTCTATAAATATATTATAGACAGATACAACGGCAGTCCGACAAATAGAGCGGTTATTGATAGCTACGCGCAATTCATTTTCGGAAAGGGTTTAATGAGTAAGCAACAAGCTATTAAGCCGGTAACCTTTGCACAAGTTATGGCGATATTACCAAAAGACCATTTGCGTAGGGTTTGCCAAGATTATGCGCTTTTTGGCGAAGCGTCAATGGAATTGATTTACAAAAATGGGCAGCTTAAAAAGATTTGTCACGTTCCAAAAAACCAAATAGCACCTGAAAAAATTAATGAAGAGGGCGATATAACGGCTTATTATTACTCACTTGATTTTGGCGATGTTGTAAAAAACAAACCAACAAGAATACCGGCTTGGGGGTTTGAGGAAGCTGGTACTGGCTCACAGATTTATGTAATTACTTCCTACCAACCGGGAAAAAAATACTATTCAGACCCTACCTATTTAGCGGGGTTGCCTTATGCTGAATTAGAGGAAGAGATAGCCAACTATTCTATTAGCCATATCAAAAATGGTTTTTCGGCTGGGTTTGTGTTAAATATGAACAATGGGCAACCGGAAAGTGAGGACATAAAAGAAGAGATTAGATTAGATATTGAGGATAAACTTTGCGGAAGCGGCAACGCTGGGAAGTTTATTTTAGCTTTTAACGATAATAAAGATAATGCTGCGAGTATTGAAAGCATACCAATAGCAGACGCACATCAGCAATACGAGGTATTGAATAAAGAAGCCGTACAAAAGTTACTTATAGCGCATCGGGTTACTTCGCCTATTCTATTTGGTATCAAGGATAACACCGGACTTGGCAACAACGCCCAAGAAATGCAAGCGGCTTTTGATGAATTAATGATAAATGTTATCCAACCAAAAAAAGAAGTCATTCTTGACTGCTTGATGGAAATATTTAACACTGCGGGGTTGGTTATTGATTTGGATTTTATACCACTACGCAAACCTGCTGAACATTCCACAGAGGTTAAAATGAGCAAAGATGAAGCAGGTACTGACCCTTTAATTGCGGACTTTATTACGGAACTTGGCGAAGTAATCGATACGGATGAATGGGAACTTATAGATGAAAAGGAAGCAGGCGAAAATGATGTTACTGAAACGCAATTAAATTTACACATTCAATTAGCGAAAGTGCCTTCATCCTTTCCAAATGTTAAAAGCGAAATAGATACTTCACTTTTTAAGGTGCGTTATGTTTATGCGGGAAGTTTAAAGCCGCAAAGAGAGTTTTGTAAAAAAATGATGAATGCGGGTAAGGTGTACAGAAAGGAAGATTTAGAACTTGCAGCAAGTAAAGCAGTTAATCCCGGATTTGGTCCATTTGGAAGCGATACTTACGAAATTCTATTCTATAAAGGCGGTCCGAATTGTAAGCACTTTTGGCAGCGACAAGTTTATTTAAAAAGAAATAATCAAAGCATATTTGTTAAAGACGCGCAACGGATAATTAAGGAACTTGAGCCGGAAGAAAGGGCAGCCGCTGAATTGCCTCAACAAGACCCGTTAATTACAAAAAAGCCAATAGATATGCCTAATAACGGATATTTACCGAAATAATGGAAAAGCTACTTTTAACAGATAACGATATTGTAAATAATACGCCATTGGGTGGTAATATCGATGTTGACCGATATAGGGTCTGCATCCAAGATGCACAACTTTCGCGAATTGAAGAAATACTTGGCGAGTTACTTTATGTAAAAATGCGGGATGACTATGACGATACAGACCAAGATTTCGGATTTACGGGTTTATATTTAACTTTATATAAGGAATATTTACGCCCTGCAATCATTCATCAGGCGGCTGTTGAATATTTGCTTTGTGCGGCCTACCAAATTACAAACGGTGGAATAAGCAAACACACACCCGTTAATGGTTCGCCAGTAGAAAAGAATGAGGTTGATTTTTTGGTGCAAAATCAGAGGGCAAAGGCCGATATGTATATTCAGAGAATGGAACGCTTTTTAAGAAAAAATAATATAGTTGAATTTACTTCAAGCCAAAATGATATCATCCCGCCAAACCGTTCAACTTCAACAAGTGGCTGGTATTTTAAACGAACAAATAAATATGAAAGAGGGTCAAACAATGAAAACGTCTGGGAACTCGACTATCCTTGCGACCTGTAAGGACAAAAAAATTATCGAGAAAATAAACGTTTACTTAAGTAAAAAAAATGGCACAACAAACAATAAACTACGGAACTAACCCGAACGATGGTACGGGCGATACGCTGCGAGGTGCGTTTATTAAAACCGATGACAATTTCACGGATTTATACGATAACAAACTCTCGTTAACGGGTACGGAAGTAGGTGCGCCAATTACTGGGATGGTTACATTTGATGATGACCAAGGAATAATTTTGCAAAATTCAGCAGGTGCAGGGTTAGGTGCTGAAATTTCAGGAAGTCAATTTATTTTAATTGGCGAAAATAGCGCAGCCGTAGAAACGACTTTAAATCGTGTTTCTTTTAACGGCAATGCGGGGTCAATAATAAAAGAAGTTTACACTTATGGCGATGGTCAACAAACGTTTAACTACCCTACACTTGGCTCAACTGATAACTTCAGTGTAAACTGGCCTGCAAAAGGTGGAACGGTTGCTTTTTTAGATGACATAAGTGCAGGAAGCGGAACGGTTACTTCGGTGGCGGCTTTGACTTTAGGCACAACCGGGACTGATTTAAGCAGTACGGTAGCAAATGGCACAACAACGCCAGTAATCACTTTAAACGTACCAACGGCAAGCGCATCAAATAGAGGTGCTTTATCAAGTGCGGACTGGACTACATTTAATCATAAGGTTAGTATGCTGCATAGTACAAACGTACAATCAGCAACGCATACCGGCACAACTGCCAACACGCTTTTAACTTCTTATTTAATTAGTGCCAACTCAATAGCCGATAACCAAACTATTGAATTTGAATTTAAAGCATCTAAATTAAATGCCACATCAGGGGCAGTTAACTGGCGAATTTATATAAACACATCAGCAAGTTTAACGGGCGCAACGCAAATCGCATATTATCAATTAGGGTCAGCAGCAAACGCCCAAAATTTCGGGTTTCGCCGTAGGTTTCACCGCAGAAGTGGCAACCTATTGCATTTTCCAGCAACAACAAGCGGGTTAACTGAATATACCGGCGCGGCAACGGTTGCGCTTTCATCAGCAGCAGTAACCTTTTCAAGCGACCAGTACATAATAATCGCTTGTGAATTGGCTTCATCAGGGCAGCAAACGGTAATAGAAAGCGTACAAATAACAAGGATATAATGACACTATATACAATTTACGACAATGACGGCAGCTTTTGGTGTGAATACCACGAAAGCGCACCCGCAAATAGCACCGAAACGCTTTACACCGATAACTTTGTAAAGCCGCGATACAACCCTACAACCCGCGAATTTTACGAAGCGGCAACCGAGCAAGAGCTTGAAGATGCAAGAAAGGCAGCAGTACCGCAAACGGCGACTAAAATGCGGTTTTTTCTTGCGCTTTATAATATCGGTATTACGCGCTCGATGGTTTACGGTGCTATTAATCAAATTGAGGACGCAGACCTTAAAGAAATCATTTTAATTAAATTCGATTTAAGCCAAGAGTTTGATCGAAATGATGAGCATTTAAACCTTATGGCTGGGGTGTTTGGTATATCACAAATTGAACTTGATAATCTATTTATTGCAGCGTGGAACAATTAATTATACTTATAACATTTGCCGCGTTCACTTACTTTTTGAACAAGCGTAGCGGTGGCGATTTGCTTAATGGGGTTGGTATTGACTTCAAATTATTAAGTACCAAAACTGGCCGCGAAATACTCGCAGAGGGCAGACGGTTTTTACATTTTAATTTGACCGGATTAATCTGCTTTTGTATAACCGCTTTAGGTTATCTTATTAATGGATTTTTTTACGCGCCATTATTTGACCAGTTTGTGCTTGTAATTGCAAGCGCGTTCATTGGTTTATGGGTTAACCTAATTAGAGAAATTTATTTTGCTGACCAGTACGGGGCGGACTTCGATAGCCGCGATATACGCTTTGGCTTTTATGGCGGTTTAACCTATGGAATTATAACTCTTTTGCTTGCTAACCTACTATGAATAATTTAGACCCAAAGCCAGCGATAGCCGTTGGAATTACAACCGCGTTAACGCTTTCAAATGTTACCGTATTTCTGCAATTTACTGCGGTTGTATTAACGATATTGTACACCGTTCGTAGATGGTACATAATGGAAAAAAAGAACAATGAAGCTTCTAAATGACACCTTAAAAAAGCCGAGTGGCAAATGGGATAAGCAAGCGTTAACGATGTTTGTGGCTTTCTGCATAACCATTATTTTAGGGTGTTATATTGTAACTTCTGACTATTTTTTAAATAAAGAAATTAACCGCTACGCTATTGATGTATTTTTTGGCTTTGTGGCTTTAAGTAGCGGGCAGGCAGCGATGAACATTTGGAATAAAAAAGTAGATTATGGACACAATTTCACTTCAACGGTTAGCGACTTTGCACCCGAATATCCGCAAGGCGGTAACGGATGCGTATGTAGAGGTCAACAATAAACTGCTCGGCAAAGGTGTAAGGTTACGAATTGCTTACACTACGCGCACAATGGAAGAGCAGGCGTTCCTTTACTCGTTCGGGCGCACCCGTTTATATAACGACAACGGGCGTAGACTGCAAAAGGTAACCAACGCAGCACCCGGACAATCAATACACAACTATTCGCTGGCTTGGGATATTGTTCTACTGCTTGACCGTAACAAAGACGGTGTATTTGAGGAAGCCGTATGGGATACTAAAATCGATTTTGATGGAGATGGCAAAGCCGACTGGATGGAAGCGGTCGCAAAGTTTAAAAGCATAGGCGCGGTATGGGGTGGCGATTGGAAGCGGTTTGTTGATGCGCCACACTTTGAAATGACTTTCGGACATAATTGGAGAAGTTTGCAAAAACTACCTACATTTACCGAAATTATAAACGGAAAAGTTTATACTTACCCTAAATTATGAGATATTTAATACTTATTTTATTGTTAGTTGGTTGCAGGTCTGCTAAAGTGCAAAAGCAAAGCGAAACGGCAAATGTCGATATAAGCGAAAATAAAGCCATTACAGAAGTACAAATAATAAAAAAGACAGATAGCGTTGTTGAGGTCGAGATAGTGCCTATAAATGCAGATAAAGAGGTAGTAATAACCGATACAAATGGTAAGGTTAAAAAGGTCAAAAATGCAAGGGTTAAATATAAGATAGGCAAACACAAATCGGAAGAGGTTAAGTTGTTTGAGGACAAAACCAAAACAACGGTAAAAGCCGAGCAAAAGCAGACAAAAAAAGACATTGAACGCAAAGTGCCTATACATTACCATTTCATTTTTTGGTTTATAATATTGATAATACTATTTATCATATACCTACAACGCACTTTTAAATTCAGTTTATGGAGGTAACCCCGCATCAACACGCATCGAATTACCATCGCTATACTATAAGCAACGGCAGCACTAAATTCGAGCAGCTTATAATGTTAACGAGTGATTGGCACTTCGATAATCCAAAAACAAACAGACCGCTACTTTTCAAGCATCTTGATTACTGCAAAGAAAAGGGCGGTTTAATTATTATAAACGGGGATATGCTTTGCCTAATGCAGGGTAAATATGACCCGCGAAAAAATAAAAGCGCAATATTACCTGAACACAATGGGGATAGTTATATTGATTTAGTTATAAATGATACTGCCCAAAAAATGCTGCCTTATGCTCATAACATTTTGCAAATCAACAAGGGTAATCACGAAACTGGGGTTAGTAGTAGAATTGAAACCGATATATTACAGCGGCTTGTAGAACGTATTAACACGCTTGCAGGTAGCCGCATCCAGTTAGGGGAATATATGGGTTATCTTACATTGTCATTTAGCCGTAATTCAGCACACGCAAAAAGTTTAAACATCGCTTATGATCACGGACATTGGGGCGGTGTAATTACAAAGGGCGCACTTTCTGTAGTGCGGCACTCTTCAATTTACCCTGATGCGGATGTAGTTATAAGCGGTCACACGCACGATGGGTTTATTATGAACCATCCACAGCTCCGGATGAATGAATATAAAAGAAAGGTTGAGGTGCGGAATCAATGGCACATTAAGACCGGGACATATAAAGAGGAGTTCGAAAATGGCAAAGGTTGGGCAGTAGAAAAAATCGGAATGCCTAAATATTTAGGCAGTTGCTTTATGACCGTTTACTACAATGATAAGCAAAATTTAGAATATACATTTACACTTACTCACTAAATGGAAGCAGTTAACCATCCGCAACACTACGGTGGCGAAGGCAACCCGTACGAAGCTATTAAGGTCATTCTCGCGCACGATTTAAATTTTAATAGGGGCAACGTTATAAAATACGTTTTGCGCGCTGGTAAAAAGCACAATGAAATCGAGGACTTAAAAAAGGCGATGTTTTATCTTAATCAAGAACTAAATCGGCTATCTGCCATATAATAATCGCAAGTAAATTACAAAGAAAAAAAACATTGAGTTTAGTTTAACTTATTAATCAGTACAACCGCCTGAATTACAACCTGAACCAACACCAAAAATAAAATCACTTTGTAGGCCTATTTTTTTTATTTGAGCCATTGTCATTTCTTTTTTAAATCTTTTTTTTCCTTGTTCTTGATTTGCAAACCATTGCATTTTTTTAGTTTCTTCATCCCAATTTTTACGAAGTTGCTGTACTGGTTTATGAAAGCAACCAACACAATTGCTATCTTTTGGAAAAAGTAAATTTGTTGACATTGCCCATTTATAAATTCTATAATGTTCAATTTTATTGTCAACTAATGGGTATTCTAACTCTCTATATTTTTCAATTATCCATTTATTTCGGCCATTTTCAGAAAATCCATTATGAAATTTAAAATCTGTATTTTCGTAATTAATACGATGTTCTTCATCATATCTAATTCCTAAACGCATTGTTACAATTTCTTTAATTTCGTTTCTGCAAAAATTAGCAATAGGCTCTAATTTCATTTTTGTAGTACAAAACCGTGTCATTTGATTGGGAAGATACCCGCCCGCATTTTTTATTATTTGCTCAAAAGTTTCACCTGTAAGCCATTTTATTTCGCTACCTATTAACTGCTCTAAATCTAAAACAACTTTCAAAGTTAAATCACTTTCAGCAGTTGCAATAAAATCCATTCCTATTTTATCACTAACTAATTGAATTAATTTTTTATCCTTTGGTTTACAATTAACATCTTCAATTCTAACTAAAGAAAATAAATTATAATCTGCTGGATAGTGTGTGGTTAAATAAGAGGATGTTTTACCACCACTTATGCTATTTACTGTTTTCATTAATATAATAATCGCAAGTTACCTCTTCATCAGCAGTAGTCGGCTCAAAGTAACACCACGATTGCCAAAGTCCATTAGGCGCATTATGCCGATAGCAGCTATACCGCAAAGGGCAAGTAATATTTGAACATTTAGTTATATCAGCCATAGGGCAAAGGTATAAGTATAAATGTTAAAATTTTGTTAAAGTTATTATTTAGTATTACTTAATTAAAAAAGTATTACGATATTTGCTCTATCAAATTAAAACACTTAAAAAAATGGAAACAATTTATTCAAAAAAAATCGGAGCAGGTCAGTGGGTTATTAGTGCAGAAGTTAATAACCGTATTTTATCGACCACAACAACAAACTCAAATGCTATTGATTGCGCGTTTGATAACGATTATGATTTTTGCGATGGCTTTTATGAAAGTCAAGACCAGGCAAAGCAGGCATTATTAAATCAAATTTTGAGAGATAATGAATAAAAAAGTAGGGCGTAAGTCCAAGTACCCAAACGGTGCAATAATTAAAGCGTTTCGCATACCAGCGGACGCGGTAAAGGAAGTAAGTTTAAAAATTTATCAAATCTTAAAAAGCTATGAACAACGAAATTAGTTTCTATTTATTAGAAGTAAAAGAAAGCCACATCCGCGATTATTTACCCGAAGCGGTTATCGAAAAAGAAAACAACGGTTGTATCAAAATAACCATCCCGACAGTAGATACTTTAATATTAACCAAACTTTTCAACTGCGGCGTTATGTACGGAGTTGAAAGAATGATGCAAAAAAAATGAAAACACAAATCAACAGACTAAACAGAGTTAACAAGCAAATTGCAGGCATTGAAACTGCAATCGACCAAGCGCGTATTTCACGCGATTTAACAGAAGCGCAAAAGCTGGAAGCAATTACATTATTACGCGCTAAACTACGCAAAGCTATAAACCTAAAATGTTTAATTTTAGATACATTAAGTCGAGCCGTAGATGCTGAAAATGCAGAAATGAATTACCAACTTCGAGAAATTTCACTATGGAATTACCAATAATTTCACTTTTTATAGGTATATTTACCGGTGCTATTATAGCAACATCATTAATCATTATTAATCTTAAAAAATTTAAAAAATGGGTAAAACAAGCGAACTCTACATCCAGCTTCAAGATGAATTAATTAACACTATTCATCAAATCGATAACGGCGAATTATCACACCTTGACGCATTAATTGAAATGCGTAAACATCGCAAGGCAGCCGAGATGATTATTGAAATCACAAAGGACTTCGAACAGATTAATATCGATAAAATCGCAGAACTTGCCGAGCAATACGGTGGCAATTACAAAGGTCACGAAATAAAGCACGTTAACGGGCGCACTACATACGAGTGCAAAGGCATCCCTGAATATGATGCATTGAGCGTTGAACTTAAAAAGGTTGCCGATAAGTACAAGTCAGCATTTATCGGGGTGCAAAAGGGAATAGTACAAACCACAAACGTTGACGGTGCTACCTATTGGGTCGATGAAAATGGGGAACTGCACCCGCTTCCTGAAATCAAAATAACAAAGTCATACATAACCGTTGGAAGCGTTAACCAACTTTAATTTTAACGCATTAATTTATATTTATTATGGCACGATTAGAACGCCCAACAAAAGCGAGCAGTAACCCTGCTCAAAAATTCCTCCACTGGAAATCGAATAAGAAATGTTTTTCTTATTGGAACAAAGAAACCGAGAAAGAAGTTGACATTGAACTACCTTTTAAGTTTCTTTTCCTTGAACACTACCACACCGTTAAAGGGTGGCACGGTGCAACCGATAAGGGGATAGTATCAAATGAAGTTTATGCGCTTGGCAGCGAGCCTCTGAATGTTCGTACATTTGCCGGTATTGATATCGCAAAGGGTCTTTATAAGGATATTAAAGATACCGTTAAAGCCGCAGGCGGTGTGTACTTCCGTAGTGTGTATGTTATGCTTGAAGATGGTACACTTGCAAATCTGCAATTAAAAGGTGCTGCCGTTGGCGGCCTTAAAAAAGAGCAGGCAGTAAAAAAAGTTGAGGTGCAAGGTTACTCCGATTTTTACAACGACAACAAAAACCTACTGGATAATCAATGGATCGAGGTAAACGCTGCTGCCGATGGTAAGAAAGGTGCAACTTCTTACGCAGTCCCGGTGTTTAGTTTAGGCCAGCCAATCGGGGCAGATGCAGATGCGGAAGCAACTAAATGCGCTAATGTACTTCAGGAATACATCAACGGGTATAAAAACGCGAAGCCAGTCGAGGACATCGAAGTTGATGTATCAGACGGTTTAGAATTCTAAACTATTAACAACCAACTATTTAACCCGCTTTATGCGGGTTTTTTTATTTTAAAGAACGAAATTAGGCCGTTGCTTTATATACCCTTATAAAAAGAAATATTTTTTTTGATAGGGTACCCCCTAAAATGCAAATCAACTTCGTTCTTTCGTTCTTTTAAAAAAAATTTTTTTTATTTAAAATACTTTTTTATATTTGTAACCGCTGCGGTCTGACAATAGCAGTGTAAGATTTTAGCCAATCGGTTGGAGTTAAGAAGTCAGACCCTTAATGAAAACTGGTTGGCATTTTTATTTTATTTTTATGAAAGATAATACCGTTTCTGTTTTCAAGGAACTTTACAAAAGCAAAGATGTTCCTTATGATGTTCCATTATGGAAAGTATTTGAACGAATTAAAGTTGGTAAATCAAAACCAATTATTGACACTATTAGAAAATGCAAGGATAAGGAGGAAGCAGATAAAATTAAAAGTACATTACCTTGTATTTTGTTTGCCGGCACATTTAAAGAACGCAATAAAAATTCATTAATAAAGCATTCGGGTTTAATGGTTGTAGATTTTGACCAATACCCAGACAAAAAAACAATGTCAGAGCATTATAAATTTTTAAAGCAAAATAATCATTTTGTAGCGTTATTTATTTCGCCAAGTGGTAAGGGTATTAAGGGAGTTGTAAGAATACCTGAATCTGATAAACTACTGCACGAAAGGTATTTTAAAGAGTTTTATAAAAAATTTAATTATGATTATTTTGACCGTTCAAATTGCAATGTAGATAGAGTATGTTATGAATCTTATGACCCCGATATTTTTATTAATTATAATGCAGAAGTTTTTAATCCTATATTAATAGATGAAGGTTTTGAAATAAAGGATAAAGTGCCACTTATTCCGATTACAGATGAAGACGCAATTATTGACCGGATAATGAAATTTAATTGGAAAAAGGATTTTGTAGAAGGAGAACGCAATTCTTTTATATTTGATTTAGCTGGTGCATTTTGTGAATATGGAGTTAGTCAATATAATGCAGAAGGATATATTTTAAATAACGTTGTAATTGGCGACTTTCCAATATCTGAAGCTATTAATACAATTAAATCGGCTTATAAATTAAGAACACCAAACTCAAAGTATTTTGAGAATTATCAGCAAATAGAAAGAATAAAAGTAGATTTAAAGAAAGGTAAAAAGGAAGTATTAAATAAATACCACATTGAGGAGGATGTTTATAATGAAATAAAGGAAGTCAGCGAAGCCGAAGATTTTTGGTACATAAACGAGAAAAATAAGATTTCGGTTAACCCTTTGAAGTATAAATTTTTTCTCGAAAGAAATGGATTTAAAAAGCATTTTCCAAATGAATCAGATAAACCGCATTTTGTCTTTATACAATCAAATAAAGTCAAAATGACAAGCATTTCAAAGATTAAGGACTTTGTGCTTAATTATCTGTTGGAACGTAAGGAGTTAGATGTTTGGAATTATTGTGCTAATTATCAGATTTTATTTTCAGAAACCTTTTTACTTATGCTTGAAAGCATCGATTTAATGATGCTTAATGATAGCCGTAAAATTTCATATGTGGCATTCCAAAACGGTATTTTAGAAATAACACCAAATGAAGTTAAATTAATTGACTTTATAGATGTTAAAGGATATATTTGGGAATCACATATTTTAAAGCGTGATTTTGTTTTGCAAGAAAACCACACAAATGATTATCAAAAATTCATTTATAATATTTCTGCTGAAAACCCTTTCCCTATTGAATGTACTATTGGCTATCTTTTAAATACACATAAGAATAGAAGTAAGATAAAGGCAGTTATTTTAAATGATGAAATAATTTCAGATAACCCAGAAGGTGGTACCGGAAAAGGTTTGTTTGTTCAAGGTTTGAGCCAAATAAGAAATACATCGATTATCGATGGTAAACAATTTGATTCAAAAAAATCATTTGCTTATCAGACCGTTTCTTTAGACACTAAAATTTTAGTGTTTGACGATGTAAAAAAGAACTTTGATTTTGAAGATAAATTTAGTATCGTATCTGAAGGACTAACTTTAGAAAGGAAAAATAAAGATGCTATTAAATTAAATGTTCACGAATCGCCTAAAATTATAATGTCTACAAATTACGCTATTAAAGGGGAAGGAAATAGCCATAATAGAAGAAGGCACGAAATAGAAATAGCACAATATTACGGCAAGGACATTACTCCAGAAGATGAATTTGGAAAGCAATTATTTGATGAATGGGAAAATGAGGAATTTCAGCGATTTGATAATTATATGGTGTATTGCATTCAGATGTATTTGAAATCAGGGTTAATTAAGCAAACTGCTAAAAATATTAAACTCCGAAAATTCATCGCTGAAACAAATATGGATTTTAATGAATGGATTTCAGATGTTGAAAATTTCCCGTTGAATATAAGGAATGATAAAGCGCAATATTTTAATGCTTTTATTACTGAAAATAAGGACTACGAACGTTGGTTAAAGCGTAACACATTTAATATTTGGGTGCAGAAGTATGCCACATTTAAAGGTTATAGATTTGAACAAGGTAATAGCAATGGAATGAAATGGTTTGGCTTATTTGAAAAGGGCGTTGAAAATAATGATAATGACGATTTAATTTTTTAATTATGAAAAGTTTAAATACACCGTACAACAATACTATTTTCAGAAGTAGGTTAGAAGCAAGATGGGCAATGTTATTCAATTGGATGAATTTACAATATGTTTATGAGCCGGAATGTTACATTTTATCAAATGGACAAAAATACACGCCTGATTTCTATATTTCAAAATATGATTTAAATATTGAAATAAAGCCAAATTTTGACTGGTTAAATAATGAATACCATATTAATAGGTATAAATTATTTGAAAAAAAATTATTGGTTTTAAGTGGCGATTTTCCAAATTTCAATGTAAATGTATTATTTAATGATTATGAACAAGGCAGTTTAAATAATGTTGTATTTTGTCCATATACTAAATATCAGCCATTTTTTTATACTGACTATGATTTAGGAAGTGATGAAGATGAATTTTCAAATGAATATGTTGTGGAATTATCTTTTGTAAATTCACATAGATTTTATTAAGATGCAACCACGCGAGTATCAAACAGAAATAGCCGAGAGGGCGGCAGCGATTTTAAGCAATCGCAAAATTGTTTACATCGCTGCCGAAGTGCGGACTGGTAAAACCGTAATGGCGTTACTGACAGCGCAAAAGTTGGGTTTTAAAAATGTGCTATTTCTAACAAAAAAGAAAGCCATCAGCAGCATTGAATGGGACTATAATAACTTCGGTTTTGATTTCAATTTGACGGTTATAAACGATGAAAGTCTGCACCTGATTACGGGTAAATTTGATTTATTAATACACGATGAACACCATCGCGTGGCATCGTTCCCGAAGCCCGGTAAAACTGCAAAGGATTTGAAGCATCGCTTTTCGCGGTTGCCTATGATTTTTTTATCAGGCACACCAACGCCCGAAAGCTATTCGCAATGGTACCACCAATTTTGGATTTCTGACTATTCGCCTTTTTCAAAGTGGACTAACTTCTATAAATGGGCAGCCGAATTCGTGAACGTAAAGCAGCGGCATTTAGGTTATGCAACCGTCAATGATTATTCAGATGGGAAAAAAGATACTATTTACAGATGGATAAAGCCGTATGTTATAACATTCACGCAAAAGCAGGCGGGGTTTACTTCGGCGGTTTCAGAAATGGTACTGGAGTGCGAAATGCAACCCGTTACAAATTACTTAATTAATAAACTACGGCGGGATTTGATCCTTAAAAGCAAAGAGGGTAAGACCGTTTTAGCCGATACGGGTGTGAAATTGATGCAGAAAATACACCAGCTTTCGAGTGGAACGGTTAAATTTGAGGATGAAACAAGCAAGGTAATAGATACAAGCAAAGCGGAATATATAGCGGATAAATTTAAGGACTATAAAATTGCTATTTTCTATAAATTTAAGGCCGAACTGGATGCACTAAAAAAGATTTTAGGCAATAAATTAACTACTGATTTGGATGAGTTTAACGCATCCGAGAAATGGATTGCCTTGCAAATGATTTCAGGCCGAGAGGGAATAAGTTTAAAGGCGGCTGATTACCTTGTTTATTATAACATTGACTTTTCAGCAGTTAGTTATTGGCAGAGCCGCGACAGATTAACGACAATGGAACGGCTTAATAATGAGGTTTTTTATATCTTTGGAAAGGGCGGTATAGAATATAAAATCTATAAAGCCGTAAAGGATAAAAAAGATTACACCCTTTCACTTTTTAAGCGCGATTATGGAACAGCAAGTACAGACTAAAATTAAGAATAAGCTAAAAGCCG